GACATATGGAAGACACCAGTATAACACCAATCTTCCCATTTGTCAAACATTTCTCGAGCTCTGAGACGTGCTTCCTTAGTCCACAGAACCACACCAGTATTCATTATCATCAACTTAGACGGACGATTAGGGGGCATTACAGGGACGATAGGACAGTCATGCATCTCAAATTTACGACAGAAGTTTCTATAGTTCTCTTCGTTACTATCCCAAGAATTATACCCACCACCATCAGCGGTTACGAAGTCAGACTCTAGGACACCGTATACATCCGCACCCGAATCCATAACGTCAAAGATATTCTCTTCGGTATTGACCACGATGTCAGTATCGACGAATAGTAGGTTATCGTACTGGTCGAACATAGGGTCTAACCAGACACGAGCGCATTCGTGCAATAGGGAAGTAGAACAACCGTGACCCTTGGTCGCAACGCGTTCGTCGGAATAGACGTGTTCTGCTCCAATCTTCTTTGCGTACTCTTCGAATGAGGTACGGGATATATCTGCTACTTCTTTGTATAGGGAAGAACGTGAACCGTCCCATCCTTTGATACCACCGCGAGCATCTACTGCATCACTAACAATCATGTACTGGAAAATCACATTAGACATTTTCAAGCCTCTTCATCAAACGTGCGGAACGGAAGCCTACTTGATGATACCATCTTGAGTCCCTCCCTTCGACCGCAGCCTCTTTCCAGTCACCCTTCTCAATCGCGGCGTTCATCTTCTTAAACTTACTTAGCCTTGGTCGACCCATGTTAAACATCATGTTAACCAAGATTTGTTGGACTTCGTCTGGTAGATAACAGAACCCTTCTCCGTATAGTACAGTACATTCTGAGATTGCGATGTCGAGGTCTTGGTCGAATGCCTCTGCAACTCTTTCGGGGGATATTTTAGTTCCGACCTTAGCGCCGAACTCTCCGTCACTTTCTTTGATGAGGTGACCAACGCCGAACGTTGGATAGTTGAGGTGGTCGAGGTAAATCTCATAAACGACGCCTTCGTCAATCTTTAGTTGTTGGAATACTGCTTCACGATTCATAGTTTCTTTCACTTTAGGTTTGCACCATAATTTACGTATTATGTCTAACATTACAACTTAATTGCAAGCACCACCAGAATAGATGCCAAGAGTATGTTAGTAGTTAAAATTTCTAAAGCAAGTATAGTATGGTACCACACCCACCTTGTTTTGTATGCGTTCTCCACAGTTATATCATCTGGGTCTGGGCCATTGTCAACGATATTCTTTCCACCAACTGGGCCCGAACTTAACCATTTAAAAAACTTCATACTACTAAACCTTTATTGTACTTTGTCTTCCCGCATTCTTTTTAATAGCGGAGAGTTTGTTTTCCCATTCCGAACCCGCCATACTCATAGTAGTCTTAACTCCGGAAACTAGTTTAGGGGCGGAATCTGGGGTGAAATGTCGAACCCATTCAGGGTTGTTATCTTTCCATTCATCGTATTCGGAAATCCGGAGAGACAATTCCTTGACCTCTCCGGTTTCACTGTTTTTAAACTCATACTGTGGCATTATAAATCCATTCCAAATTTTTGTCAATCACTACGACAGGAGTCTCACTAAATCTGCACCTGAAGAGATAATCACCTCCTTATCGAGAAAGTTGTTGAGAAGACGCGTTTAGTATCGTATAATACTGATTCAAAGTTTCCTTTCGATAATATCGATTACCTTGGGAATATATTGCTTGGCGCCTGGTGTCATGCACGAACCTTTGTAGTTCGTTAATGTTTTGGTTCAACTGCTGTTCTTGACTCGACATAGGATTCTCCTTAGAAGTTAGTTAGTGTCGAAAAGATTACTCGCGTATCAAATTTGGAAATGCCTCCTGAACTAGTTTTTTTGTGATATAACGACAGGGTGGCTTCTTTGCCACCATTTTTAAAACATACTCAGCATCCTCCGGATGAACGGATTCTAGAAGCTGAACAAATTTATTCTCTATTTTGAATGTAGCTAGGTTAGAAGAATTTCCCTTGACGAATAGACCAAATTCTTTGTGCTGCTTGAGCAGACTAGAAGGGGCGGACTCCGGTTTGTTCGGAGTGAAAGGTGGGCGTCCAGCCGGAAGGTTGAATTCCAGAGACTCATCGAAGGAACCGCGAAGGATATCCTTGAACGCCCAGTTATCTTCATATTTTTTCAAAACATCTAATCGTTCTTCGCGAGTTCCTGCTTTTTTGTACTCATCGAAGACTTCGAAGACTTCTTTACGAAATGTTATCATTAGTTACACCTTATCAATTTTATGACACATATATGGTTTGTTTGAAATTAGAATCTCTTCTTGATTCTGACATCTCCAAACAAGGTCTCTTAGTGCCTGGTCATATATTTTATTTAAGTTTTTAATATTGATTATGTCCCAGTCTTTCATTTGTATCTGGAACTCTTTTGTTTGTACTACCTTTATATATTCATCAATTATAAGTGCTGTGCAGCCAATCCAAAGTAAAGAGCACAGCAAGGCAGTTATCGCCACTGTGTTAAACGTCGTCATTAGACTCTCCCCCTTGTCTATTTTTATTTATAACAAGGAGGGTTTTAATTCGGAAATTTATTTATTTGTGGTATTTAGAGGTCACTTCGTCCCATTCCGCAGGGGTGACATCATTTAATCGCAATCCTAGTTCTAGTTGTTTACCGGAATCTTCTACGTCCCATGGCGCGGAATCTTCTACGTCCCATGGCCTGGAATCTTCTACGTCCCATGGCCTGGAATCTTCTACGTCCCATGGCCGGGAATCTTCTACGTCCCATGGCGCGGAATCTTCTTCCTCATCGTCAGTGATGAAACGTAATTCTGTTTCAGAAAAAAGATGCTCTAAAATATGCTCTCCTGAATCATCTTCTATATAAGAGTTCAAGTCGGGTATACAATCAACAAAAGTGTCGAATAGTTTTTGGAACCTAAGTTCATAAAGTTCCTCAATCGCAAAGTATTTGTTCATAATAGCATCGGCGAGTTCAGCACTCATGCCTTTCCATTGTGGACTATCGATGAAGTGTTTAGTCACCATACTGATATCCTCTGTAACTTTCCAACAGTCCATTATTTCTTGTTCTAAATCAAATCTATTCTTTTTTGACATTACTTCTTCTCCAAGGCATCAGGCCATTTACTTTCTTTTCCATACCACATAGAGTATGGGGGTTACCACTCAATATCCGTCCAATTGGTGTCTTCAGGCATCAGTTCTACTTTATTTCCAAAGTACCTAATCAACTCGTCGTAGATTACCGAAGTGCTCATAGAAATTCCATATGAGTCGAGACCACACTTGTAGACGCTTCCGCTATGACCGTGGAAGTGCCAGTAGTCTCCTTCAGAGGTACAGTTAACGATACCGCTGTTCATTCTCCAACAGTCTCCGTCTAAATATCCACCGCTCCATCCACCGAGAACTTTATATGTCACTTCGCTTTCAGAAGTAACTTTAAGAATGACCCAAGAGTCTGGTGTATACTCACTCATTAGATTTACTTGAATACTCATTTCTTCACCACATAATGTTGATTGACACGAGTTATAATTTCTAACTCATATTGAACTTTGGGTAAACACTGTTTCTCACACCATTCTTCTATACTTTCGCCGTCAATCCCACAGAAGTTATCGGCATTGAGTTCGTTTTCGTGTACGACACATTCATACTTACCACCACGCCAATACTCTTCAGCGATTGCCGCACGATACGCACGAACAACGTCATCAAACACACCAACAACATAGGTATGTTTTTCTGGGTCACCCCAACGATTCGCTAGTACAGTATAAGTTTTCACCACTCCACCTCATGCCAATTAGTATCTTCAGGCATCAGTTCAACTGCATCCCCAAAGCGTTTTTTCATTTCATTGTAGAATCCAGAGATCGCCATTGTCAAGCGATAACTACCCTGATGACACCAGTATACAGAACCAGAACTACCGTAGAATCCATACAGATATGCCTGTTTCTCTACACCAGTGATACCGCTGTTCAATCTCCAATAGTCACCATCAAGATAACCGCCAGACCAACCGCCTAGCACTTTATATATTGTTTCTTCGCCCTGGGTTATTTTTAAAACAACCCAATTATGTGGCGT